TCAGGCCCCCCTGGTGGGGTTTTGGTCGGTTTACCGACCAGTGGGACCATATACATCAAGTAAGTATCATGGTCCCACGGCTGCCGTCAAGTGACTGTCGCAGCCTTTCCAGCTTTTTGCGGGCGTCATGTGCCCTTTGCTGGTTTTCTATTGTATCGCGTTTCGCTCTTGCGCCGTGTAAACGGCGGTAGTTTTTGTGTTGATTGATAACAATCATTCTTCAGACCCTTCAGGGGCTCCTGTGGCGCGTTCTACCAGAGGTTTCGCCCAGGGTGGGGGTTGAGTAGGGTCTGGTGCGTTTTCGCACTCAGAGGCTTTTAGGTGCTCTGTGGGGAGGCCTAGTTCTTTGATTTCCTCGTAATTGGATTCATTTGTCATAAATTCGAGGTATAAACCGGCGTCGTTATTGAAACGATCGCGGATTTTCGCGGGCACTTCCTGGAAGAGTGAATGCGCGTTGGCGATGTAGTCCATCGCCTGTTTGAAGTCGGGTGCGCCGACATAGTTGGCATATTCAGGGCCGTATTTTGCGGCGTGTTCCAGGATGCCCGTTTTTTCGTATTTGCGCATTATTGTGTGAATGTCGCAGGTGTCTTTATGTTGCTGCTCAGTGATTAGTTCGTCTGAGTGTGGGTGTGGTGACCGGCGGCGGTATTTTTCTGGGGTGATTAGTGACATTGTTTTTTCCTTTTAGGTTAGTGTGGCGTCGATGCCACGCGTTGCGAACGGCTTGATGCCGTACGCTGGTGTTTTATCTGTGATGGGGTTTGATTTTGTTGTTGGGCTTCGCCCTTTTGGGGAAACCGGCTGCGCGGTTTCCCCTTGCCCCCTTCCCGCTCGGGGGTTAGCGGTGCAACGTTTAGCTCTTGAGTTCGGCTTTTTTTTATTGTCGTTTTGATCGTCATTTTATTATTGCCTTGATTGTCTGCCAGAGCTTTGCACCGGGTATTGTTTCCAGAGCGTCAATTTCCATGTCGGAAAGTTTTCCTTGGTTTTGTACGCTTTTGGCTGAATTTTTTAGTAATTGCGCGTTCGCGCGTATTGAGGGAATCTGTTCGATTTTATTGAGTGTGTCCTGTGTTGTGTTACTGACTTGCGCTCTTGTGAGTGCCTGCTGGTGTTGCGTGAGTTTGTTGTTTTCCTGCAGGTTTTTCACTTGCTCGTTTACTATTTTTCTTGCGTTGTAGTCAGCCGATACATTCTTTGCAGAGTTTTGAAATGTTGCTTGTGCTCCACCTGGCGTGGAAGCACCCTTGCCGCCAGTGGCGGAAAGGATGGGGTTCAGGCCTGCGGCCCTTAGATCGGCGACCTCGCGTACGTGGGCAGTGTTGCTCATTCGTTCCTGCCATTCGCGATTTTCTCGTGCCAGTTTCTTATTGGCTCGGTTTGCGCGTTCGCCACCGGCGAAGCCGATGGCTGCTGATACTATGCTTCCGAGGGCCATTAGAAATGATCTATATAGCCCGGTGTGCCATACATGGGCATAGGTCGGGCGCAAGTGAGTTTATGGTAGAAGTCACATATGAATTGTGGCTCTGAGGGTACAGCTACCACGCGGTCTATCGGTGGGTAGTCTTGTATGAAGGCCTTGTTCAATAAAGGCCTTGTGTCGAAGTCATAGGCTAGGTGCCATGCATCGAGTGATGTGGTGTGTGAGGAGCGCATTGCGCCGGTCACTATTGAAGGTTTGTAGCGGTATTCGGCATAGCGTTCTTGGTAACCGAATACGTCCTGGTCAGCGGTTGTTCCATCGGTATAGATTTCGCCTGAGTCTACGGCTTGTTCTCCGATGTGTGAGAGTGCAGGCCAGTAGTAAGCGAGTTTGCTTCGCCGTTTCCACATGCGATTGAGGCCTTGCTGGTAGGACATATCTGCACGGACGTTGCACATTCCTATGATGTATCCGTGCTCGGTGAAGGATTTTACAAACCCGTGATTAGCGAATGATGCTACACCTACGCCGCTGAGTCGTCCTATGTTGGACTCTGTTGTTTCGGCAGATTGATAGATTGGGTTTACGTTTACGGGGGTGTGTCCACCTCCGAGGTATTCCGGCCTTTGCAGCCGGGCGTCAGGGGATACTACTCCGAAGTGTGATCGGATTATTTCGGTATATCTGGAGCCGCCTCGCGCATCGCGCTCGTACATTTTTTGGATTTGGAAGGCCTGGCGCAATTGATTGACTGTTGCAGAATTGGAATTTTCCATGTCTGCGAAAATTGCAGGTTTTGAGCCGCTTTGTCCGGCCATTGCTACCCAGATGTCGTCAGATTGTCCTTCCCAGGGGTATACGCGGTCAGGCAGTGTTCCGGATTCTTGTCTTGATACTGTGCCTGCCCCGTAACTTCCTGACTGGGCAGAGCCGAGGCCAGTTATAGGTGCGGTTCCTGTTGAGGGTATTTCGACTGCAGGGCCTTTGAATGGCCAGGGTAGGCATGATGTGAAATAGTCGTGACGCTTGCCGCGTCTTTCTACGAATAGTGTTTGTCCGGGGTCGTCTGGACCATCGTCCGTGGGGACAGTGCGTGAATCTTCTAGGTTTTGATCTCGGAACCATTCGTTCCAGATAAGAAGATAGGCCCGGAAAGGAAGCGATACCGCTTCCAGGTTGGGTACGTTTGTCGGTAGGCCGAAGTAATCGGCTAGTGAATCTTCTACGAATCCATCTACATAAGATGTTACCGGCGCCAGGTAGTCTACTGTGTCGCCGGGGTTGTCTTGTTCGCCCATCATTTTTTCGAAGTTGTCCCAGATTAGCCTGGTGGGAACGAAGAAGTAGAAGGTTTCAAAGTACATATTGTCCATTACTGGAAATATGGGTGTTGATAGCCGGCAGATGCCGGAGGTTTTTAGATTGAATGTGTCACCTGGTACGACTTCATCGAGAAAGAATGGATACAGGCCGCCTGAGTCGATGGCGGTTTTGTAGGATGAAGATCTATCGAATGATGAACGGGGAATGTCGGCTTTCGCCGACCCCCCGACAGGTGAAGTTCCGGATTGCCATGTTGGTATTGATGATCGGGACATCTTTTATGCCTCTTTTAGGGTTTGGGTAGATTGTTCAGGTACGGCGGCTTCTTCCCTGGGTAAATCGGGAAGGGTAGCTGCCAGTTCGTGGAAGTTGATAAATCGGATTGGGGTTTCGTAGAACATTCCTTCTCCGGTCTGTGGGTCGAAGTTTCCGACTTCGAACAGTGTGAAGTCTGCCGGGTGCCGGGAAATTGCGTTGTCCTCTTGTAAGAGGTCGATGGCCGATCTGCGGGCCATATTAGAGTTGATGAAGTAAAACGGTAAATTATAGCTATCAGATGCTGAATCATAAATTACATACATTCTGTTTATCATGGTTAAAGACTCCGATGAAGTGTTGACGTTTGGATGAGTTTGCATTGTTCCTTGATACGAAGTCTGCCATTGCAGTTTTCTTCGTCGAAGGGGTCAATGTGTTCCGCTTTCGCGGCTTTGTAGAACGAATAGCTGTAGTCATCAGATTCGGACCATAGCTTTTCGTAGTACTTTGGGACGGGTACTTTTTTCCCGTTGTTTGTGAGATAGCCTTTAAGGCAGTCGTTTTTATATTTTTCGAACCATTCCTTGCCGATGGCAGGTTTTTTTGACGAGAGCAAGAATTCAGGGCGCTTGCCCTGGTAGTGTTGTTCGGAATTATCTCCGTTGATTTTCTTGAGTGAGTATCTTGCGACATATGCAGCTGATTGCTCCGTTACTCGTCCGATGGAATGTATGCCATAAGGCCACGTTTTGTCCAGACTCTTTGATGTGTAGAGGGTATTTTCTCCGTTTTCTTGCATGGGTTCCTTATCAGGGAACCCGTGATTAAAGATTATTGCGTGATAGTGAGGCCTTCCTAGTTGTTCTCCGTATTCGCCACAGGCGAAATATTTGATCTTCCTGGGGTAGATATTCTCACGGAGGCGCCGGAAGAATTTTTGTAGGTGCGCAGGTTGTATGGATCCGTCTTTTGGGAGGTTTTTTTCGTCGAAGGTCAGGGTAATAAAGGCATTGTCCTCGTGCATTGAGGCTTCGTGCATGCAACGAAGCGCCCAGTCCTTCGAACGTGCTAGTCTGCATCCGATGCATCGTCCGCAGGGGAGCTTAACGGGTTGATCTTCCTGAGCGCCTTTTCGGCTAAAGACAATCCCGTATTTTCCGCTTTCATTAGGCGATTTGGCCCGCCATCCGTCGATGGGGTAATAGCAGGGCATAACGCCACGCTACATCCGGAAGCCGCCGCGAGGGACGCGGCTGATAAGATTCCTATTGTTAGTGCGTGAAGCGGTTTTTCTAAAAAGCTTCTTCGAGCGTTTTTTTCCAATTTTTTTTCGTCTCATGGTGTTTTTACTCCATTTTCGACTCGTTTAGGGTCCACCAGGGAGGGGAGTCAGGCCCCCCTGGTGGGGTTTTGGTCGGTTTACCGACCAGTGGGACCATATACATCAAGTAAGTATCATGGTCCCACGGCTGCCGTCAAGTGACTG